GGCATAAATTCCACTGGTAATTGCACCAGTAGAAATTGTATTAACTGTTGTTCCGTCAGTAGTATCTACACCGCTACCTGAAATTGAGAAGTTACTACCAAGTCTTGTGACATTAGTAGCAGCAGCATCAACGGTTAACTGAACACTAGAAGATAACTTATGAGTAAGGGCACCTGCATTCGCTGCTGGTGCTGTCATCAGTAACATTATGAAGGGTAAAAACCTTTTCATATGATTTACCAAAGCGGTATGTATATTTATTTAGCATAAGGTTTTTTTGAAATGCTAAAACTGTATCATGGTAGACAATTACTCTACTAATGTTCCGTGTGATCTACGAATTTTTCTTAGTGCTTCAAGATCCATATTCTTAGTGCCACCATCATATGGGTGAGCATATCCTTCTGCAATCATTTGCTCGTTGACTGACAGTTCAGCATCTCCGATGTAAAGCCATCCAAGGAGTCTGCCGTATTTGCCCACTCCACCAACAAGCTCAGTTCTGATAACAAGATCTTCTTCTCCAGCAATTGCTGAGTTAAGATGCTCTTTAATCCAATTTGTTGCGTCAATTCCAAGTGCTTTCTCCTCTAAATTTCTCGTTCTTTTCTCTGGCGTATCAACGCCTGCAACTCTAACTCTTTCTTTCTTGTATAAGTCAAACCCAAGATCAATGGTGACATCAATAGTATCGCCGTCAACAACACGATTAACCTTTATCACTCGGAAGTTGTAGCAGCTCTTCCTGCTGGGGGGTGTCATTGCTCCCATTTTCTAACTCTGCAAATGCTTGTCGTAATATGTATACAACGACAAACAATGCTCCTGCAACAGCAAGTATCACACAAATAATTACAGACCACACAGGGTCGTTAGCATTATCTAGAGGTCTTAATAATAAATTCATCTCATACTATCTGCACTAGGAACTAGTTGATAAGCCATCTTATCTCTTAACATATTAATACGGTCTTCATTATACTGTTTGAAGTTTCCTCGTTTCTCAACCTTCTTGTAGTAGTGTAATGCATTGAGGATGATTGCATAGTCATCCATATCTAATTCAAAGTTCATGGGTTCCTCGGATCAATTCCTAAATCTTTTAAATATTCTATCCACCAATCTTGATCTTTTACATATCTCCAATTGGGAACAGGTTTTCCTTGCTCCACAACATAGTATTGGTGGAGTGCATTATCTATAGTCTGTGCGATCTGTAAATTCCTCTTCCTCTTCATCAACGTCCGCATATGGATTGTCCACGAAGGGTCCTCGTTTTCGTAGAGGTTCTTTTCCGACATAAGAGTTTTCTGAATTAACTGCAGATACCCACACCGCAAGTTTCATTACTATAAAAATGATAACCAGTGGGGTGAAGCAACCGATTAAAATTACTGGATTCATGATTCATTAAATTGATAGTCTAAAATCATTCGGTAAAGAGAATTTCTCATATACCATAAATGTTCTTGTTCTTCTGCTGGACGAGCAGGTGATCCTTCCCACATTTCTAGTCTTTTTATTACACAGTGATGTAATAGACGTATATCTTCTATTCTTAAATTGACGGTGTAATCGGCTTCCATGCTTATTTTTTATGGAAAGGTTCCCAGTGCTGCCAACTGTATTTATGAACTGCCCACATACCAATAATGGGGACGAAGACCAGGCACCATGCCAGTAGTCCACATCCCCAAGGGTTGTTTAATACAGTTCCACAAAATCTAGCAAACTGTAGCATCATTGCACGTCTTCCCAATCTTTTTGAAATTGATCTAATCCTTCACGGGTAAGTACATGATCGTACATCGCCCAAAATACTTTAGGTGGCATTGTAATAACGCTGGCACCATAAGCAAAACACCGTGATACATGATGAACATCTCTCAATGACGCTGCAAGAATTTGAGTTCTTACACCTTGAGAACAATAAGTTCCACTGATAGCACGAACAAGTTCTACACCACTGAATGAGTTATCATTGCAGCGACCTACGAAAGGTGAGATATAAGTAGCACCTGACTTTGCTGCCATGATTGCTTGTGCCACAGAGAACACAAGAGTCACATTGGTTTTAACACCAAGAACAGAGAGTGCTTTACATGCAATCAAACCTTCTACAGTACATGGTAGTTTGATAGTGATTGCTTTATTGGCTAACTGAATAAACTGTTGAGCTTGTTCAATCATTTCTTCAGCGGTCTCGGCAACTACCTCACAGGACACACTTTCAAATTGAGGATAGTCGGCAATTAATTCCTTAGCAACGTCAATAAGAGTTCTACCACTTCGTTTAATTAATGTGGGATTAGTTGTAACACCATCAACTAATCCAGTGCGTGTTGCTTTTTTAATTTCGTTCAGATCAGCTGTGTCTAGAAAAATTTTCATGTGATAATTACTTGTGTGATATTTAGATTATGTGAGTAGGTGCTTGATATGCATAGTTTAAACTTAATGATATACTTATTACTATGCTGGAAAATAAAATTAAACTAAGAAAGATAATGTGATTCATTTTAACCTGCTAAATGATCCCATGGATCATCATTGTGTAAACAAGATCTTGGGTGAATCCAGTCATTATATGATAATCCTTGAATTTTGATACGCAATTTTATATTTTCTAATTTCAATTTAAGGTTTTCCTCCTTTAATTTTTTAATTTGTTTCTTGAGGTTCATTTCTTTTTTTCCATAAGTCTAAGAAGTAACGATCTACCTTATACAAATCACCTTGAGGTGGTTGTTCTTCAATTTGAGACCACTCATTACAGAATGCTCTCATTCCTGGTGTTATACCATGAGGTAAAAACATTCTACCGAACGATGACATTGCAAAAGCAAATCTCATTCTAATGCGCTGTTCCATTTCCTGAGTAGGCGTCGGTTTCATAATAGTTATTCTCACCTTTTCTGTTCCCGAAATATATGGTGGCACATATAAAGGGTAGTGATCCGAAAAGTAGGACATGTGCTAAGGTCATTGTATTTTACCAGTTTCTATAAATCCAACCATAATCTTGAGGATACATTACATAATCATTTTTGATGCTGGAAGGTCTAATACCAGTTGAGATAGCATCAAAGATTGTGCGGCATGTATCAACTGCATACTTCCCACCAGTAACCACGAGACTGTAGCCATGCTCCAGACCAGAAATACCACCAACAATGCCAGCATCAATGTACTGTACACCTAATTTCAGTAAGTATTCCGACCATGCCATATTATCTTTAGTATCGCAATTAGAGCAATTGATAATGATATCACCTTCGCTACAAAACTTTAGTAACTCATCCATCACTTCACTGATTGATTCTTTAGGGATAGCAAGTTGAAAGATACCAGGAACTAAACCAGCACTAGTATATTTTTTGCCGTCAGTTTTAACTGCGCGAACAAGATACTTTAATGAAGTTGCACATCCACTGATATAACCTGCTTCATACTGTTCAGATGCTTTCTCGTAGTTATTTCTATAACCCCAAACTTCATGTCCTCCTTTAATCATACGGCGAGACATTGCCTCACCCGCACGACCCAATCCAATCATTCCAACTTTCATTTTAATCTTCCTTTATTTTTTACCGACCATGTTATCTCCATGGTAATTACCATTAGTGTAATAAATGCAAATACAAATAGTCCGCTCATCATAGTGTTATCTTTAACCAAGGTAATAGTGGGGGAATTATTCCAATGAGTCTAAGAAGACCCTCAGCAAAAAGTGCGAGAACAACCCAACCAACACACATAGAGATAATTCCAGCATTACGATTATGTTTTCGTATGGCATCATCAATCATCTCCTGGCATTCTTTTTTTGTTATGTAATCCTTACTCAACATGTACAATGCCAGTCATACCTGCTCCCTGATGAGGACCGCAGAAGAAATTATAATCTCCTACGTCAGCAAATACAACGTCTTGTGATTCTCCTGGAGCAAACAATAGTGCTTCTCTAGAAAGATCAGGACGTGCCTCAACAATAATATTATGAGGAGGTAATGATTCATTGATAAAATGAACCGTATCACCTGCAGAGATTGTGATCTCATTCGGTGAGAATGCTAGGTTGCCATTAGCACCCATTGATACATCTACTGCCCATGTAGGAGCAGCAAAAAATAGGGCAATAAAAAATGTAATTAAGACTTTCACAAACTTGTGTGCAACTACATTATCTAGGTATTTAATTTTGTGTGAATATTGTTTTTGTTTGGACTTACACACTCAATCACTAGTGATTGAACAGTATCCTTGTTCGCATAATCTTTCTAATTTTTCTACAAGTTCAGTATACTCGTCCCACATATATTCAGAACCAGTTTTTTCTTTGTACATGTTGCAAGCAGTAATCAGACGTGCCACGTCTACTTCGTTTAATCTCATGGTAAGACCTTAGTGCCTCTGTATTATAGGTATTTATTTTAGGGTTGACAACTCTCTATATACATGGTATGTTGGTATGAACACTGATGAGAAATCTTATGTATTCCGTGTTGTTAGCAGCAACAGCAGTAGCTGCAACACCATTCCTACTGCCCAATAGCAAGATTGTGGGCACAGGACTTCGTGATAATATTACACCTATTGAAGTAGTGTCATTTCCATCCTGGAAGTGTCCATCATGTTCCCCTGAAGAACAGTATGTCCTTGAAGAACTCCAAGAAAACACTAGAATCAAGGACAAGAATGCCCTTGCTACAATCATGGGGAACATCAAACAAGAATCTAATTTTACTCCCGACATTTGTGAGGGTGGTGCTAGAGTGTCTTATAGTGAGTGTCGTAGTGGCGGTTATGGTCTCATCCAGTGGACATCAATAGGACGTTATGATAACCTTGGTAGGTTCTGTGATAAATTTGGTTGTGATCCCAGTACACTTAAGGGTCAAACTCGTTACATGATTAATGAATCTACCTTCCAACGCTATCTTCCTGAGTTTGAGGGTAGTGGACGAACTGTGAGTCAGTATATGGTTCCTGCATACTACTGGTTAGGGTGGGGTATTAAAGGTAACCGTGAACTATATGCATTTGACTACACAAAAAAAATGGTGTTGGCATGAGCGAAGATTGGCGCTATAGTGAGGACAGGTTGAAACTCAGGCAGGAAGTTCTGAGTATCCTCCTTGAAAAGTATGGTGGTGAACTTGACACCACCCGAAAATCCAAATACACCTGTGAGTCCATATACGCCTGTGCTCATGATTGGGTGTCACAAGGGCATAAAATTTCTTCAGGTATAGTTAAGTATTACGAAGCATATTATGGAAACTTATAATGTCGTAAAAAAACTTCCAGTATTTACAACCATTATAGATGATCATCAGTCATTAAACGAAAAACTTATCCGTATCATTGATGATCATCAGAAATTAAATCCAAAAGGTTTGAAGCAAGGAACTAATGTTGATGCATGGAGAACAGAATTTTATACCAGGAAAGATACAAAAGATTTTAATTTTTTGATTGAAAAAATTATTGCAGTCATCTATGATGCCAATCAAGATTACTTTAATGATAGTCATACTTTTTATGAGTGTCAAAATTTTTGGGCAATGAAGTATTCTGAGGGTGACTGTGCATATAAACATAATCATTATCCTGCAGATTTTTCTTGTGTTTATTATATCAGTATCACTGAAAAAAGTTCTCCTATAGTTTTTGAAAACAAATTGCAAATTCAACCTAAAGATGGTATGTTGGTATTGTTTCCAGGAATTGTGGATCATAATGTATTTCCAACTAAAGATAAGAGAATTGCTTTCGCTGCAAACTTTGTGAAAATCAAGACGGAAGGATAATTGACAAGATCAATTGCATAGGGTATAATTATTACATGACTCAGTAGCTCAGATGGATAGAGCAACTGCCTTCTAAGCAGTCGGTCGTAGGTTCAAGTCCCACCTGAGTCGCCTTGCCCTTATAGCTCAGTGGTAGAGCAACGCTTTTGTAAAGCGTAGGTCGTTGGTTCAAATCCTACTGAGGGCTTCCTCTCTTGAGGCATTACATTATGAAACCAGTTGAAATTCTTCTTCTTATTAGTGAGATGGAAGGATCATGTACACATACTAAGAATCTTGGTTTTACTGAAGACCATAAAATTCTTAGAGAAATGTGTAATAGATACTATAAATTGTACTTTAAACTCAAGAGAGAACAAAACAATCCCAAGTAGCTCAGTGGCAGAGCCGCCGACTGTTAATCGGCTGGTCGCTGGTTCAAATCCAGCCTTGGGAGTTTGGGTGGGTGTCCGAGTGGTTAATGGAGGTGGACTGTAAATCCACTGGCTCTGCCTACGTTGGTTCAAATCCAACCCTGCCCATATGCTTGATTAGCTCAGCGGTAGAGCATCTCGTTTACACCGAGGCGGTCGGCGGTTCAATCCCGTCATCAAGCATTAGTATACTTTTACTAATGAAACACGAAAAACTTCACGCCGAAATTAAAGAACTTTCTGATGAGATTATTTACATAAAAGGTCTACTTCATACAATGAGTCATCAAATCCAAGATCTACATGAACAAAGTTATCAATCTAAAAGATCTTTACCTAAAGTGTACGAACATCCTTGGTATAAGTATAAAAAAGAATTAATTCATAGTTCTCTTTGACCTTCAAATTTTTTATGGTATAATTAGTAGTGTATCTCACACATACTAATGAACAGACAAAATATTCTTCGCAAGTTCCCCGAGGACATTGATATTCTTAATGATGCTGTGGACGGAGTTGTGAATCTTGAGGATGAATATCCACAGATTTATAAGAAGATCTATGAGTTTTATGACATACGTGGTCTGCAACTGTTCGGAGACCCTGATGATGACTATGAAGTGGTGCTGACACAATTGGAGAAAGACCTTGATTTATTAATCTAATGCAAATTCATCATAAAGTTTTCCCTGAAGATCTTTTAAAAAAATGTTCTTCTGAATTAGATAAACTAATGAAAGAACGTTGTTGGGGGTCTTCTATGTTAAGGTGGCATCCAAATCTTAAAAAGGGAATTACTGGAGATTCTATTCACACATATGTTCCTGAAGAAACTAAAAACAAAATAATTAAATCTATATCAAAATATTTTCCTGCGGGATCTAAGTATGATATGCAATATTATGTTTGGTTACAGAATGCTGGTATTGCTAGTCACAATGATGGTCAGCATGGATATGGTGCTACAATATATTTGAATCATATTTGGGATAAAAACCACGGTGGTATTTTTATTTGGGATGACGGCGATCCATTAATTATGAAAGCAATTGTTCCCAAACGTAATATGATGGTGATCAATGATTCTCATCAGGAACACATGGTCACACCAGTTTCTGCTCTCACTGAATACCCACGGTGTTCCATACAAATCTGGGTTGACCCTTGACAACTCCTGCTTCCCCTGCTATTATTATTCAGTAAGTCATCATGATTATGAAAGTTCTTCTTGAGCGTTTCCCCTATCGTTATATTGAGTCTGGTGTACTAGAAATCAATGGTAAACCAGACTTTCGCATTCAGAAAGCAGATCCTTGGACTAAGCGTTACAAAGATATGTACCTGTGTGATAATGTAATGCAGATGACTACAGCGATGGAAGATTTTGAATATACCAAATGGTTAGATCCTGACGGCGTACCCTGCTATGTAAAAAATAATGTCGTTAAACAACACTCCTTTTAAGTTCAATAACCAAACTAAATTTGTTCCTGCAAAACCTCCTGAATTTACAAACACTATGACTACCTATGAACGCCTTGATACTGCTGAGAAAGAACTTCGTTCTGCTCTTGGTTCTGTAACTGGCACTGCTTCTGCTATTAAACTTCGTAAACTTCTTAACATCATTGAAGATATTGAAGACATGAAACGTTCCTTTGTTGGTAGCAATGAACCTCAGTTTCCTTCATCTAATTCTGATCTATATGATGGATATATTGGTGACAATATCAATTTCAATTTAGATAGTGCTGCTACTTATGCTGCCGGAGAAGTACCTATGCCTGGTGCTGCGGGTCAAGATGTAATTACATTTTCATGATGTACTGGTTTCCAATTTCCAGTTAAAGAATTGGTGGCGCGGCATGTAAAACCCTCTATAGGTGGCATTAATGCCACCTTTTTTATGAATAATTTTATTGAACTATATGATAATGCTTTGTCACCAGATCAATGTGATAGTATCATCAGTTATATTGATAACTTTTCTGGAATAAAGCGTGGGGAGATCGGTGCTGGTGTTAATCTTTCAATGAAAGATAGTTGGGACATACACAATAGATTTCAAAATCAAACTGAAGTAGATACCATGATACATGGTGCTCTATGTAAATGTTATGAAGATTATAAAATTAAAAACCCTGAGTTGAATGAAATAGGGTTCTGGGGATTGGAGAATAGATATAATCTCCAGAAGTATCTTCCTGGTGGTGGATACCCACAACCACACTGTGAGGCAGGACACAAGAATACTTGCCATCGTGTCGTGGTATGGATGATTTATCTTAATACGGTTACTGATGATGGTGGCACTAAGTTTCCTCAGCATAATTTGATTACTGATGCTGTTCAAGGAAGAGCAGTATTTTGGCCTACTTCATGGACACACTATCATCATGGTGTGATCAGTCAAACACAATATAAGTATCTTGCTACTGGATGGTATTCTTACGTCCCTTAATAGATTTATAAATACTTTGAAGGAAAGTATAAAGGACATGTAATGTCACGACTATTAGTTGACGAACTAGTAAATTTAGCGAATAACGATAAAGTTATTTTTGCTGAAGGAGCGAAAATTTCAACGGGGGAAACCCTTGATTTGAATGGTGCGACAATTACTTTGTCGGATGGTCTTGGACTTAATAATCAAATTTTAGCATCCACTGGTTCTGGATTAAAGTGGATTACATTCACTGATACTAATAGTGCATATGCATTTTCATCAGTTAATGCTGCTGTAAATGATGTTAAGTTGAGACTCACCGGTACTGGAGATGCTACAGGACAGCAGGATCAAGTTACCTTCACAGGTGCTGGAGGTGTAACCCTGGCAGAAAATGCTGGTGTTATTACATTCACTGGAACAGATACTAATACTACATATGATTTAATTTTTGCTAATGAGGTAGATGGTGCCAGTGCTACGCTGACAGGATCTGATAGTAGTTCTGATTCATTGATCTTGAAAGGTGGTAGTAATATTACCATTACTAGAAATAATAATACAGTAACATTCTCTACTTCATTATCAGGAACTGTAGGTGCTCCTAGTACAACAACAGATAATGCTATCGCATTGTTTGATGGGGTAAATGGAACAGTTCTTTCAGATTCTACACTAGTTGTAGATACTAATAGCAATCTAACAGGTGTTAATAGTATTACTACTGCTACACAAACAGCGAGTAAGATTCCATTTTGGTATGATCAGCAGGGAAGTTTCCCAAGTGCCACGACATACGAAGGAGCAATCGCTTTTAATGATGATGATAACCAACTCTATTATGCTGCTGGTAACTCATGGTATAGAGTTGCAAGATATACTGACATTCAGCAGGATACTAACACCACATATACTTTAAGTTTTGATGGTAATAGGACATTAACTCTAACTGGATCTGATACTACTACAGATACAGTTCAATTTGCTGAAAATTACTATGGCGAAACACGAATTTTTGCCTCAAATGATACGTTAACATTCAGTTCTAAAAAGTATGCCATTTCTTCTGAGACAGGATTAGGCAATACAGTAAAACTTAGATTAACTGGTACACATTATACTGCTAGTGGAAATGTTTATAGCACACCATCTACTGATGATATTGTATTCGCTGGTGCTGATGGTCTTACTGTTGAGAGAACAGACGAGAATACAATTACTCTGAGGCAAGGTGCTGGATCTGGAGGAGGTTCATCCTATAGTGATAGTGAAGCCAAGGATGCTGCTGCACAGGCACTTCTTAATGGTACTCAGTTGGGTATCTCTTTCACATATGATACCAGTAGTAAAGTTATCAATGCTCAAGTAGGAACTACTCCTACCACATATAATATTACTACTGCTTCTCAATCTGGAGATTATCTGTTCACTGGATCAGATCGCAGTAACACTTTCAGTGGTGATGCTGATCCTTCAATCACTCTTTATGCTGGTGATACAATTACCTTTGATAATACTGCCACATATGTAGGGCACCCAATGTATATTAGGGTTGCGAATGGTGGTTCTAGCGTAAACAATCCTGCTGCTTCTGGAGAAGGAACTGCTACAGTTTCTTGGACACCTACAGTTGCTGGGACATATTACTACCAGTGTAGTGCTCACTCTAATATGGTTGGAACCATCACGGTTCTCTCCTCTGGTGGCGGCGGTGGTGGATCTGCAATCTTGTATGATCTTTACGGTACTAACACCACATCAAATAATGTCTTCCTGAACCTTGATCCCTCTGTAGGAACAACAGATCAGATTGAGTTTTCTGGTGCTGGTGGTACTAATATCTCATGGGACTCTGTTAATAAAGCAGCAACCATTTCTAGTACAGCACCAGTTCAATCGGATTGGAATGCTACTACTGGGTTAGCACAGATTCTTAATAAACCATCTGTTCCAGCTGCATATTCATTACCCGCTGCTACAACATCAGCACTGGGTGGGGTTATCCCTGACGGTACTACTATTACTGTAGATTCTAATGGTAATATCGCAGCTGCCGCTGGAGGATATGTATTACCAATCGCTGCCGCCGCCACCTTGGGTGGTATTAAAATTGGCGCAGGTCTTTCTATTGATGCTGGTGGAGTTGTCACTGTTGCTGCTGGTGGATCTGTGGGTCTTCAGGCACGTCAAAGTTTCACCGGAACTACATCCTCACTGGCAGATAATATTACAGGAGACCTAAATATAACAGCATACAAAGCATATACTTTGCTTAAAATTGAAACTGATGCTGATGCATGGGTGCGAGTCTATACTGATGCTGCTGCTAGAACAGCAGATGCTACCCGAAGTGAAGGAAATGATCCTGGCACTGGGTCAGGAGTCATCGCTGAATCCAGAGGATCAGGAGTAGTTAGGATGGCACCTGCTGCTTTTGGTTATAACAATGATTCGCCTAGCGCGACAGATACAGTATATCTTGCAGTTACCAATCGTTCTGGTGCTGCAGCAACCATTAACGTAACCCTTACCGCAATTAGATTAGAGGCATAAAATGTCAGTTTTAAAAAACACAGTTCAAGTTAATAATGGAAACACTGGATGGAATGCAGGGCACGTTATGGATGCTCTGGAAGAAGTCTTTGGTGATTTAGGATGGAACTCAGGTACTCAACAGGATGGAGTTCCTCAGAGTGTACGATCGCATGATGGTGATGCTGCCCGCCCCACCGGCAATTATTTACAAACTGGATTTGACAGCTCTTATCACAATGCTTATGGTCAAGCGCCATTTCGGACACGACAGAATGTGTACTATGATGTACATGCAAATGGTACTACTGCATATAGAGTTTTAAGGAAACTTTTTATTGATTCAGTTGAAGTTGATGAAACTACCAATACATTTACTACGGCAAACCATCAATTTAGCACTGGTGATGCTGTTGTTTGGGGTTATACTACTTATGCACCAACGGATCCTCTTGCTGCTATCCCCGAACTGACATTTGGTACAACATATTATATTATCAAAGTAGATAACGATACTTTTAAACTTGCAGCAACTTTATCAGATGCTAATGGTGCAACAGAAATTGCAATTTCTGCCATGAACCCTAATAGACAAGCTCCTCTTGTCCAGGCATTTTCTAGTGTTGCTGATAACAATGATATTAATGTATTGTGTGGTGACCAGATTTATTTTTATAATAGGACTCCTGGTATTCCTACTCATACTACTTTGACCAATGCGGGCACAGGTTATGGGGTAACTGGAACTGATGTTGCTACTACTGGTGGATCTGGTACAGGGTTGACGATTGACTTTACCTCAAGTGCTGGTATTTTGGAGACCGCTACAATTAATACTTCAGGAACTGGATATATTAGGGGTGATGTTATCACAATTACTACTGGTAATGGTGATGCAACATTTACAGTTGATAGAATTTCTGGATCACTTGGTCAGAAATTTA